AAAGCGCACATTATGACATTAAGATCAGGGTTTTCGACAAACCCTTAGATGATCTTGAGAAAAAAACAGACCGCTTTGAAAAAAAGATAGGCGGTTTGGCTGGGGCGTTTTCCAAAGTATTCGCTGGCGCTGCCGTTCTGGCTGGTGTTGGGCTTCTTACAAAAAAGATAGTTGGGCTAGGTGCCGAGATGGAGCAGACACGGGTTTCATTTACCACGATGCTTGGCAGTGCAGACAAGGCAAACAACACCCTAAAAGAGCTTACCAAATTCGCTATTGCTACACCATTCAGACAAGGCGAAGTCGTAACTGGCGCAAAGCAATTACTAGCGTATGGATTTGCGGCCGAGGGGTTGACCGGAAACCTTAGAATGCTGGGAGACGTGGCATCAGGTCTTTCTATTCCATTGGGTGACTTAGTTTATTTATACGGTACTGTTCGCACTCAAGGGCGGGCGATGACTAAGGACATCATGCAGTTCGCTAATCGTGGTATTCCTATTTACGATGCGTTGAATAAGATCACAGGCAAGTACGGCCAATCACTTAACAAGGCAATTGAAAACGGGGAAATCACTTTTGGAGTGATTGAAAAGGCCTTTAAGAAAATGACAGAGGAAGGGTCAATGTTTGGAGGGCTTATGGAAAAACAGGCCAAAACATTATCCGGTAGGTGGTCTACGTTCTTGGACGTACTTGAAAATACTGGAAGGTCGATAGGTGAAAAGCTTAATCCAACATTAGGCAAGCTGCTTGATAATGTTTCCGGGATGTTGAAGTCTTTTGATTCAACTGAAAAAAAACTGGAAGATCAAAGGGCAATAACATCACTCATAGAAAGGTATTACAAACTTTCTACATCATTAAACAGGTCAAGCGAGGAAAGCAAAGAACTACAAGGGCTAACAAAAAGCATTGCTGATTTGATCCCTAACGCTGTCTCTAAATGGGACGCTTACGGAAATGCAATCGAAATAAGCAATTCAAAGTTGCGTGACAATATTAAATTGTCAGCTCAAAAGGAATTGATTTTAAAAAGGCAATCCGCTCAAAATAGCTTTGACGATATACTAAGCATTAGTAAGAAAATAAGCTCAAAGAACAATTTACTAGCACAAAATTTATCTCCTCTAGGCATGGGCAAATCCATGTCAATAGGCGGGGCGCAAGGGTTTGCAAGTCAAAAGCAATACGCTATCACAAACCAAGAAAAAAACGAAATCAGAGAAGACATCACAGCCCTCCAAAAGGATTTAAGTGAGGCTTACAAAACATACTCAGCGGCTACAGGTGAAATAGGATCGCCAAAATTAGAAAAGGCTTTTAAAGAGGCTGGACTTGGTCAGGTTTATCGCGACTTATTAAAACAGGCCGTTGATGCTAGGCTGGCGGGGATAATAACAAAGGGAACTCCTGGAGGCGATACCGCAACGGGGACAAGTGGAGGTGGCTCGACAAAAGCGGGCATAGAAAAGATTAGCAGCGCGACACGAAACATTACTTTAAATATTAACAATCTTGTTAATTCGCTAAACTTCACTAAAGACCCTGCAAGAAACGAATACGATATGGAAGAAATGGTAAAGCGCGTTTTGTTACGGGCTGTAAACGATGTTAACCTAGTTCAATAATGGCAGGATTTATAATACCACCTATTGTAGCTATTACCGATAAACTGGTAAAAAGATACCCGTTTCAGGCTGAAAATTCAGATAGTCCGATAGGCACTTCTTATTTGGGTACACCTGTTTACGCGAGGCTTGAGTTTTCAAAGGATGGAATTGAAAATCAGGTTGGTTCTCCTTCCACATTAGACGGGCGCGAAGGTGCCAGAAATTTGATTTTAGAAACCGTTTTAATTACGGTAGTGCAATCAAAAAACATAATTAAGACTCCAATACAAGGCCGCAACGGTACCATCAAAGAGTACATTGGCGAGGGTGACTATATGCTTAGAATCAACGGGTCAATTGTTAGCCCAGAGGCTTTAGTTTACCCGCGCGAAGATGTTGATTTGCTTATAAGGTACTGTAAAGTCAATCAGGAGTTTGGTGTTATCTGCGATTTCCTTTCGTTGTTTGGGATTGAAAACATAGTGATCGAGGACTACACAATAAGCGAAAAATTAGGCAGTAGAAACGAAGTGCCCTTTGAGATAGTTGCAATTAGTGATTTACCTATCGAATTTGAATTAAATGATTAGGCCAATTTGTGATATTACTATTGGCAAGGCAAAATTTGATTACGTCAACTTCGTGTCTATTGATTCATCATGGGAAAATCTAACAGATACATGCAGGATTATTTTGCCAAATAAATTAAGGCCAAAAAAAGACGGTGAATTTTTACCCGCTATCACTGGCGAAGATGGATTTTGGAAACGAGGCGATGCGGTAAAAGTATCGCTTGGATATGACACGTTTGGTGTTCCTATTAGGTTCACCGGGTACATTACCAAGATAATCACAAAAAACCCTTTGACTTTTGAGTGTGAAGATGAGATGTGGAAACTAAAGCAAACGCCTGTAAAAAATTACTCCGAATCAAATATAGAGTTGGGGAAATTCTTAAAAGAGATTTTGCCACAGTACACAATAGAAGCTGATCCTTTTGTTTTTAGTTTAAGGTTTACCAAAGTGACGGCTGGCGAGGTTTTGGACTTCCTAAAAAAGAAGTTTGGAATAAGCTGCTACTTCCAAAACGGAATACTTAGGGCTGGGTTTTCGTATCGCATAGCCGAACAAAATCCAGATCAAACAAAAGAGTTTGAGTTTCAAAAAAACATAATTGAAGACGAGCTTGAATACATGACGGCAGATGATGTTGAATTAAACGTTACGGTCGTAAACGTAAAGAAGGATAATAGCCGTGACCCTGATGTAGTGGCGGGCAGTCCAGACGGTGAAAAAAGGGTTATTTATACATACGATTTACCTCAATCAACATTGCAAAACATTGCTAACGAAAATCTTGTAAAGTTAAAATACACTGGCTTTAGAGGTTCTTTTTTGACGTTCTTAAATCCAGTTGTAAAACATGGTGATTCGATCAAGTTGATAAATAAAATTATCCCAGATCAAAACGGTGTTTACATTGTAAAGCGAGTATTGACTACGTCAGGAATAAGCGGAGGTCGTCAGGAAATATTTTTAGACAGGAAAATAGCATGACCATAAGAGAGGCCATACGTTTGATAGCGGAGCAAGGTGACGAAAGAATGATTTTGGCAACCGTTTCGGAAGTAGATGATATTGAAAGGACTTGTAAATGCACACCTATTAATGGTGATGCGGAAATCTTGGACGTAAGACTACAAACAACGGTTTCGGGAGGCGTGTATCTCAAACCGGCAGAGGGGTCTCTGGTTTTAGTTTGCATGGCAAACGAGACTCTAGGGTTTGTAGTTCTTACCTCCGAGCTTGATGAGGTTGTTTATTTTGATGGGTCTTTAGGTGGAATAGTAAAGGCGAATGAGTTAAAAACACAACTTGACAAAACAAACGAAGTTTTACAGGCTGTGGTTGATAGTTTAAAGAATTGGGTACCTGTAACATCTGATGGAGGGGCGGCATTAAAGACATTTTTCAATACTACATTAGGGATAAAAACGGTGGGTGATTTTACTGACATCAAAAACGACTTAATAAAGCATGGAGTATAAACCACTTAAAGAAGAATATCTTTTTGACGTGGCTGTAAAGCTATACGGTGATGCTGTTATTGGCGTGGAAAATATTTTGAGTCTTAACGTAGGATTAAATTTAGACAACGACCTTTTGGGGTCAGTCATAATTTACAACGAAGCCAGAAGAAGAAAACCCGTTTTTGCCAGGGTGGAAAAGGAAAAAATTAGCTATTTTTACGCCCATGATTATCAGTCTGTTTATGACATTTCGATACAGGTTTCTGGTAGTCTTATAGGGCTTAAAGATGCTTTGTTAGTACATCAAAACCTAAATGAAAGAGTTGCAATATCAACGGAGTTTAAATATGGAAACGCAAGCGATCCGATGGTAAACTATTACATCAAAAATAAATTGATTGCCCAGACGTTTATTGTTTCGGATACAGGTGAAATAGCTGGCATAATAACAGAAACAGGAATTAATTTTATTACGGAAGACCTTTCGGGTAATCAAACTATAATACCAGAATGAAAAAACTAATTATACTTTTCTTTTCGATTTTAAGTTTGTCGGCTTTTAGTCAGGTAAAGATTTCCGATATGCCGGCAGCTACTTCTTTGACTGGGACTGAATTAGTGCCTATCGTTCAAAGCGGGGTTAATAAAAAAGCTACTCCTTTACTTTGGCAAACATACCTAACGCCTATTTTTCAGGCTACGTTAGTATCTGGGACAAACATTAAAACAGTAAACGGGAATTCATTACTTGGCAGCGGTGATCTTTCAATAGGCGGATTCACCGTAGCCAGTTTAGCCGAAGCGCAGGCCGGGACGGACAACACCAAAGGGATGACTCCTAAAAGAGTCAGCGATGTAAATGAAACGGTTTTTAATATAACAGCTTATGGCGCGGTTGGGGATGGCACGACCGATAACACAACAGCTATAAATAACTGCTTGGCCGCAATCTTTTCAGCAGGTGGAGGCACAATGTACGTACCTGTAGGGGTGTTTAGAGTAAACTCGCAAATAGTAATTCCCAATGATGGCGTTACATTAAATCCAAAAAATAAGTCAATTAAAATTTTAGGGGCTGGTAGATATTGGAGTAATCAGACATTTAATTTAACAGCTCAGGGAGGGTCTATTTTAGACTTACGTTATACTGGGGCAGGGGCAAAACTTTTAACTCTTGGATTTGGAGCTTTAGAAATTACCAACATTGCAATAACAACACTGGCGAATGATTTCTCAACTCCATTTGTAATGACAACAAACACTAGGTTGTACATACATGATGCTTCATTCTTTGGGAATAATTCGGCAACTGGAACAAGTGTGACACAAGATTGTATAGTTTTAGGAGGAACAGGAACAATCACAAATAATACTATTGCTGCTCCCTTTCAAGGCTACGGAACCGTTATTGAAAACTGCAACTTTGATTTTATAAGGAGGGCTGTTTGGGGGCAAAACTATTGTAATGGAATAACGGTTAGAAGTAATTGGGTGATGTATAATTGTGGAGGTTCTGAGGCATTTAGATTTATTGGTGATGTTACTAATTCAAGTGCTGGAAATGTATTTCAAAACAATGTGTTAGAGGTTACCAACTATACTCAAATGTGGTATCTGGATAGATGTGTAAATTTCTCGTTCACTGATAATTCCAGCTACGACAATATTAATGGTACGTGTGCTTTTATGGTATTTAACACCGCCTTATCACAAAATCATTTTTGGAGGGATGGTGGATTTCAAGCAGCACCTATTTTTGGAGGTAGTAACCCAGAACTAAATTCAATAAACACTTCTGCAAGTGGAGGGACTAACGTATTTTCAAATAACGTAGAATACTATGGACTAAACACCATAAAGAGTAATAATGGCATTCGTCATCAACGTGCAGGAACTGGGGAAATATGGTATCGCAATACAGACGCGGGAGCGGATAAGATTGCCGACTACATAGACAGAACTCCGGTAGGCGGTGGTGTTGAAGGTATAGGAACTTATTGGAGAACGGGTGCAACAAGCGGTCGATACACTTACTCACTCAGCGATTTTCAACTAGAATCGTCTGGAAATTTAAGATTGTGGTCGCAAGCAGGAAGTTTGCTGCTTTTTGGAGATGCTGGCAGCGGTGTAAATAGTTACGTGCTCAACAACACCTGGCACTTTAACGATGCAACTGGATTGAAACTTAGCAACGTTACTGGTTTGAACTGGACGGGTGGCGCAGCCGGTGGAGGTGTCGAAGCAAGAATCGAACGTCAATCTGCAAGGCGTTTAAGAATTACAGACGGAGGTAGCGCAGTAGGTAGTCTTTCTTCAACGTTTATCAACCCCGCTTTGTTTGCTAACGATGCGGCTGCGGACGCAGGGTTTATCGGGGCTACCGCACCAGATGGTACTATCTATTCAAATTCAAGTACAGGCGCACCAAGAGCAAAGATAAGCGGGGTTTGGACTGCTTTGAGTGGAGGCGGTGGAGGCGGTGGAGGCGGAACTTACTACGCCCCG